TAATACCCTAAAATTGCCGTGTCGGGTTCGCTCCGTCCGGCCACCCCCAGCAGCCACACGGTCTGGTTGGCGCGTTCCAACCGCAGGGTGACGTCCAACTCCCCCCCCGTTTTCCACTGCCACTGCTCGCCCATCACCCAGTAATCGCAGGTGTGATGGCGTTCGTCACAATCGACCGACAGCAGCGTGCCTATTGACCAGTCTACCGGGAAAGGGGCGACCTCGCTTTCTTTTTCCACGCGCCAGCCCAGCGCTTGCACTTCCCCACGCAGCGTGCCTCGGTCGTACTGCACCCATTCCGCCAGGTAACGCCCGCCGTCAATGTCGCCGGTCGGCCCGGCCACCACAGTCAGGGGGTGTTTGCCATAACTGGCCACTGCGGCGGCGTTTTCATCTTCGTATTCGTGGGAATCCTGGGAGATAATCGGGGTCCCGGTCACCGACATCGCGGTGAGGGTCACCGGCTGCGCGCCCAGGGTATTGTCTATCGTGAGGATGGCCCGCGCTCCAGCCCGTTTGATGGCGGTCTGGCAACTGACATCGTTGAGCCAGGTCACCTCCAGCGCCAAATCGGTAGACGCCCCGACCGCCCGCCCTTCGGCGGTTTTTAAATCCACGTCCAGGGACATTTTCGACCCGGCACTTAACGCCAGTTGCGCGTCATTCATGGTCCATAACGTTTCCGGTTCCACGCTGGCCTTCCGGGGGGCAATAGCTACCCGGACCGAGTTGATGTATGTCTCCCCAAACGTATACTCCAGCGCCCGCGCCTTATACACCCCGGCGTCGGTATCCACCGTGGCGGTAGCGGCGGTGTTGCCCAGCAGATGGTGCCGGTTCCAGAACGCCGCCCGCCCGTTGCGCTGGATAAAAAAGCGCCCCTGTTCGCAGTCCAACAGTTCTTTGATCACCCCAAAAGCCATGCCCATCTCGATATCGGCATAGCTGGGCAGGGTGACCACCCCGGTGTCCAGATCGGCTGCCGAGGTAAGAATGGTGGTGCTGCCTAAAATCGAATAGACTGGATCGCCTAAAATCCATTCGTCATTGGTGGCCATGGAATAATGCGATTCGCGTAAAATTTCGCCCAGAATGACGTCCACGGTGGTGTCAGTGTAGGGGTCCAGGCTGACCGGGGTCTTGTCCAGGGTCAGTTTCGGCCCTACACAGGTCAGGGTCACCGGCAGGGACGGCAGCGAGGCGCCCGCCGGTTTCCAGGGGCAGCGAATGCCCCCTTGTTGAATGCGTCCGGTCCATAAGATCGTTTCGCTGCCCAGCGTGTCCCAGTACACTTGCACGCGCCGGTAGGGCAACAGGTAGGGATAATGCGGGCTGTACGGGTTTTCGGGCAGGTACTTGCCGTCGGGGCTGTTCAGGGTAATGACACACTGTGTGCCATCCCCGGTCAGTTGGTACGGGCGGCGCATGCCCAACGTCCAGTTAATCGCTTGAATGTCAGGGGTTAAATCCGCACTAAAGGTGCCATCATAGGCAAAATCGGCCCGCACACGCAGGGGCATCAGGACCGCCTTGCCTGCACTAAGGCCAGCGTATCGTACAACCGCTCGGCGTCTTCCACACCCTGGAACACCGGATCGTACATAATCACCGTCATGCCGCCGCCCCCCAGTCCCAGTTGGTGGAAGGGAATAATCGTGCCCACGCTATCGGGAATAAACAACTCCGGTTCCCGCTCCCCCACGATGGACGGTCCCGAAATGCGTCCGCCCAGGGCATATTCAGGAACCATCGTGGCCGGTTGGTTGATGACATTGGAGACCCATCCACCTAACCCGCTTATCAGACTACCTGTACCGAACCCCTGTCCACCTAAGGCTTTCTGCACCTGACTGCCTAATCCCCCGCTCGTGGGAATATTCGAAAACCCAATATATTCTTGCACTTCTAGGGGCCAGGTGTCGATAGGGGTCCCACTCCGTGCAAAGGATTCAACATAGGCTTGGTCTAAGCGCCCACCCGTGCCTTGGCTTCCAGAAGGTCCTTCGATGGCCGTTCTTAACTGCTCCCACAATGCAATCGTCTCACCAATCGCATCTTTGACGGCGACAATCGCATCCCGCAGGGCGGTTACTGCCCCCAGCACAATCGGTTCTGATATATGCTCCCGGAACCAGTCCCATTTGTGCAAGGCCACGCCTGCGGCAATACCGACTCCTATCACACCGAGAGTCAGCGCCCCTATGGCAGTGATTAACCCTACACCGGCTCCCAGTGCTCCCCCACCGAATTTCAGGATGCCGGTTACCACCCCAAAAATCGACCCCAACGCGCTGATAGCCATGCCCACCGGGATAGCGATTAAGCCGACCAGTGCAAGCACTCCCCCCACTCCGGCAATACTGGTAATCAGACCGGGGTTGACATCCGCCCAGTTGGCGAAGGCGGTGATCACCGGAGTGACTCCATCCGCAAGGTTAAGTAAAGACGGGATTAACGCATCACCGATCACGACCTTCAGGTTGAACATCTGCCCTTGCAGCGCGTTCATTTTGGCTTCGAAGGTTTCAAACCGAGTGGCCGCTTCATCGCCCAGGGCCGACCCATAAATGGCATCGTCTGCTCTACCGAGCGATATCACCAGCAGATCGGTATTATTTGACAGACGCCGGATCATATCGGCAGTGCGAATGCCTTCCAATCCCAGATCCGCCAATGCTTCCGACTGCGCCCCTGGATCCAACTCGGCAAAGCCTTCCAGAAAGGCCACAATCGCATCCATCGGGTCCAGGTCCCAGGTTTCTGCAAAGGCGTCGGCGGTCATCCCGGCTATCTCGGCGAAACGTGCCAAGTCATCATTATGGGTGGCGGCGGCGGTACCCATATCATTCATAAATTGGGTCATCGCCGTACCCCCGGCTTCCGGGCTGATCCCCAGGGAGGCCATAGCTGCGGCCAACCCCAGGATCTGATCGTAGCCAATGCCCCAAACTGCGCCGATGCCTGCCAATCGGGTAGCCATTTCCATGATTTGCGATTCGGTCGTGGCGCTGTTGTTGCCCAAATCCACCAGGACATTGCCCAACCCGCGCAGGTCGGTTCCCAGGTCCATGCCGACAATATTGGCAAACTGGGCGATCATCGTGGACGCGCTGTCGGCAGTGAGGTTGGTAGCGATGGTCAGCTCGCCAATGACCTGGGTGAACCCGGCGATATCCTCAATGTTAACCCCCAACTGCCCGCCCAGTTCGGCAATCCGCGCCAGGGTCAGGGCGGAATTGTCCAATCCGGCGAGGGGGTTGGTGCTGCTGGTGGACATCGCCCGCAGTTGCGTCTCCAGGGCGTCCAGTTCGGTGCTGGTCCCGTCCACGGTCTTGATCACCCCGGCAAAGGCGCTCTCCCAGTCCATTGCCGACTTGACCGCCGACCCAAATACGACCGTCGCCACCCCCCCCAACGCGCCAAAGGCCACGCCCGCCTTCGTGATGCTGCCCCCGATAGCGGTCATCCGCTGCCCGACCGTGCGCTGGGCGTTGCTCAGTTGTTGGTTGACATCCTGAATGCCCCGCGCCAGTCCGGTCGTATCCGCGCCAAACCGGGCGGTCAGTTCTGATACAATCGTGGTCATTTACTGGTATCGTCCTTGTAAGGAGCGGGCCTGTTTGTCTCGGAGCGCATTCATGCCGTCGATATACCCCAAAATTTCCGCCCGTTTCGTGCGTGATAGTCCCTGGACATACTCCATCGTCCAGCCCTGGAACTCCTGACAAATGCGTAACGTGGTTACCAACCGCGCCTGAGCGCGAGTCATGGGGGTGTTATAGGAGGTCTCGTAGATCGCTTTTTTGATGGTTTCCCGTTTACGCACGAAAAAAGAGGTTGGCTTCCAGGGTAACCGCCAGCAGAGCTTTCCCCATGTCCCGTGGGGGCAGCTCGTCCCAGTCTTCATCGCGCTGCGGATCGCCGGGATAGGGCCAGACCGTCATCACCGCCTGAGCCATAACAATCTGCTGGTCGTAATCGCCCGTCAAGGCGAAGCGCTGCCAGGCGCGTAGCTGTTTGGTTTTCCACCCCGATAGGTCCACCTTAAACCCACCGTTGACGGTTTCCCCCTGCGTCGATGTTTTGTCGGGTATCCCGTGATTCTTGTCCTGAGCCATAGGTACCTCTTTCGAATCACTCATTACCAGATTGACCCCAGCGTTTCATAGTTGGCTTCCCAATCCGCGTTCTGTTTCATGGTGACGCTCAACTCCACCGTCCCGGCATAGGGAATGGTTTTCTTGAAGCTGGTGACCGTCGCCTGACACTGGTAGCGCGGACTGCCTGCGCTGTTGCCTTCCGTGCCAAACGCCAACGTCCCCTGCTCGCCCACCGCCAGCACCTGCAAAATCGCCAGGGAGGCCGTGCCGTTGTAGAGTAGTCCCCAGTTGAAATCGACCGCTTTGGTGGTCACCACATGGCTTTCCGCGGCATCCGCGCCCGCTGTGGTATCGACAATTTTCACGGTTTCATTGACGTCCAGGCTGCGTTGGTCGGTGGTAATCACCACGCCCTGGAAAGTCGCGTATAGATTGGTTCCTGCATGATGCATCGTGGGTTTCTCCTAATTTTCACTGGCTTGAATGCGTATGTCCCAGATATACCTGTAAATCTGTTCGCCGCTTAACGTGTCGGTGAACTTCTGCTGCCGTTCGCATACGGTCCGGTAATTGTACCATCCGGTAATGGCTAAGGTCTGTTTATGAAAGGCGCTGTAGACCGCGCTGTGCAACGTCTCAATGGTCGCCCCCGCCCCCCGCACCTTGCGCCGCGATTCCACTCGGTATACGCTGTCCAGGGTCTCACGGGGGCAGACGTTGGGCGATAGACCGACTGCTTCATAAAAAATGATATAGGGCAGAACCGTTCCAGCGGGAGCCTGCTCCGCGTAAATCTTCCGGTCCACAATGGCGGTGATCGCCGCTGTGCCGGTTAACAGGGTGTAGACCGCCGTGTGCAGGTCCGGCCAGGCCATCAGTCCACCACACTTTCCATCAGGTCGGTCGGGATGTGCATCTGCGTGTACCCGACCGCAGGCAGGACAAAGGGACGCGCCCCCATACGCGGGGTGCCGTATTCCAGATACGCGGCGTAATCCACCCCACTGGCAATATCGCCACTGATCACATCCTGCGTGTAGGCCAGGCCCGGCGCGGCGTCGGAGTGGATGCTGGCCCGTAGTGCCTCGGTATCCACGCCCGGCGGTTCCCCTTCCCGTGACGGCGATTCGGTGAAGTGGCTCTTAATGTACCCCTCGCAAATCAAGGCCAGTTCCCGCACCAGTTTGTCCACCTTGCCCGGATAGTCCCGCTCGATCTGGTCCAGTTTGTGCTTGTCCAATGTCACCCCGCTCACGTAGTTGGGCATTAATTCGATCTTGTCTCTTCCAGCACACCTTCGCCAAATACAAGCGGGCTGTAACCGCAATCCGGGCAGTCCCACGGTTCCATGAATTCGGGCATCACATGACAACCCCTGTGTCCGCACATTGGGCAGTAGACCTCATACATAGCCCATTTCCCCTGCCAGTCATCCTCGTCAGTATCAACCTCTTCCCAAAATATCCCCTGGTGTTTGATGCACCATTCACACATCGTTGTCTGCTCCCAAGTATGTAGCCAACGCGTATACCATAATATGGCTGTCCAATGTCACCCCGCTTATATAGTTAGGCATCAGCGCTGCTCCACAATAATGGCTCGTTTTCCCAGCGACCAACTGTGAATGTCTTCCAACTGCACCACCTGGAAGGTGCGCTCGCCAATCACCACCGCGCAGTCTTCCGCCAACGGCGAATCGTAGGGGGTGGTCAGTCGGTAGAGCATCTCCAGGCTTTCCCGCCCCAGAGCTTCCTTGACCGACACCTGATCGCGCACGGAATTGAGCGGGTCCAACTTGCAGGCCACCGTCCCCAAATCGCGGGGAATCTGGACGCTGCCCCCGCGCCCGTCCGGCAGGTAGTCCATCGCCTTGATCGTGCATTCGCTGCTGAGAAAGGTAGCCACCCGCCGCCGTAGCAGCGTCAGATGATTGTCAGTCAGGGGCATCTACTCGTAAGCCTTCCGGTGCACGTACCGGACCGTGTCCAGTCCCAACCCGCTGATGCGAAACTTCATGCGCAGTTCGCTCAACAACGCCTGCAACCCCTTGAGCGCCCGCGCGTGGTCCACCGCCAGCCAGTCGGCTTTAAAGTCCGGTTCGCTGCTCAACTGCTGAATGAGCGCCATCACCAGCACGATGCAGGCGCTTTGCCAGCTGCCCTCTTCGCTGATGGCAAAGGCAATCGTTTCGTCGTCGAATTTTTCTAATGCCGAATCGGTGTCTTGCAGGTAAAAGCGCACCCGCTCCCGGTCGGTGGGATCGGTCAGGTCATAGGTAAAGGTCATAGCCATCCTCCCGTACTATGGTCACTCCCGCTCGTCCACCAGCCCCAGATCGTCGATGATCTGAGCAGCAGTCCGGTTGAATTTATTCATGATATAGAGAATATGCGCCCGGTTGATGAGACTCATTTTATTTGCACCGCCGATCAACGGCAGAGCTACCACTGCCACGTCCTCAGCGTCAATCTCACTGATAATCGCGTTACCCCGTATTAGATAATAAACCGCCATCGTCCCTCCTAAGTCATCGTGATCGCCCAGACGTTATGACCATTCCCACAGTTGTCGTTGACGAGTTCAAACGCCTTCTCTTTCTGCGTTGTGGGGGGGCAGTTGTCCTGGTAGGTCCCGCTCGGTGCGGTATTGGTCCCGTGCATTTGTAAAACAATGCCACTCGCATAGGTGTAATTGTCTTTGGCGGCGTAAATGTCATCGAGTAAGGCGTTGCTCTCCGCCTGCGTCCAGCCGTTGTTTTCCATGTATAGAAACTGAATGGAAAACAATCCAGCGACAAAATTACCTGACAGATCAAGCGAATTGCCGCTCAGGCCCAGCTGCGTCAACCTGGACAGGTTACCAATCTCAGTCGGGATTGCACCACTGAGCGAATTGCCGTTCAGGAAAAGCCACACCAAACTGGTCAGGTTACCAATCGCGGTCGGGATTGCACCACTGAGCGAATTGGTGTACAGGTATAGGGTTATCAAACTGGTCAGGTTGCCAATCGCTGCTGGAATCGTACCGACAAGATTGTGGGTGTTCAAATTAATCTGCGTCACATGCCCGCCCGCCACCGTCACGCCGTGCCAGTCATCGGCCACAGGCGTTTGCAACCAGTTGGTTTTGTTGGTCCAACCGGGACCGCTCGTCGCTTTGTACAGCGCTGCCAAAGCCGCCGCCTCAATGAAGGGAATGTCTTTCGGGACTACCCCCGGGATTCGTCTCAGGGCATCTACCCGCCGTCCGTATCCGCGACCAATCATACTAATCCAACCAGCAGAAATAGGCCGCCGACAGGTCGGTGACTAGTGCATAGTCCGGGGTGGCGACGGCGCGCATGTACATATACAGGTTGCCGTCCAGCGTGTCATACTTCAATGACAGATCGGGGATATGCGCCCACCCTATCGTGACCGCGCCGGTGGTGATAATGTCCGTATAATGCGCAGCCAGCAGATTTACCACATGCAGGAGTTTCAGTTGGTCGGCGATGGTGGTTCCCGATGAGAACGTGTCGCCATCGGCAATGGCAGTCGGTGCTTCCCGGTAGATAAACAGCGTGTAGGCTGCGTTCTGGTTCGCCGCGTCGCGCAGGTAGATGTCGGTAATCACGCCGCCGCTGCCTGCACTGGGCACCGGGATGGTAATCAAGCCACCCACCACATCCAGGGCGGTATAGGCCGCCTCCAGAACCGTAAACGTATTGGCCGGGCAGAGTTTGGATTTATTCATGACAAACGGTACGTTGCTCATCGAGTATCCTTTAGGCTTCCATCTGAATACAGAACCCGCCGACGTAGGTGGCATTGGCCGCACTGGTCGATAAGACCCGCATACGGATGTCGGTCATCGCCGGGAGTTTAATCACGGCCCCCGCGGTGGCTAAATCCCGGTAATACGCGGTCGAGCTATCCACCTGAAACAATTCTTTGGTAATCCAACTGCCGGACCCCACCTGCCGGGTTTGCAGTGCCAGCGTGCCAAACAACCCCGCCGCATTGCCCTGGGCATTGGCGTCGTAACTGGTTAGCCACCCGTGCCGGTAATCCGCGGGAATGGTGTAGGTCGCCTGGAGCGTCTGTCCATAGCCGATGGCAATCATTGCCAATATGTTGGACCCATCGACGTCGATAGTGATCGTGCCCGCGTTGTCCCCTTCCGCTCCCGCCGACGCGACCCAGGCTTGGAAGATCCGCAAATAATCTTTGGTCGGATGCACGTCGCCCACATTGCCGTTTAAGGCAATCGTCTCCGATTGGAAGCGCCCGTTGGCGTCCAACCCTTCGATAGTCAGCGTGCGTGCCCCCACGCCTAACAGGGTATCTTTGGCATCAGTGCTGATAATGTCGATATCCGCACCCGCATAGGCGCTCGTGGGCCAGGTCTGAAATCCCCCGGCGACGATGATGTCTTCCACGTCATCGACATCGAAGTTGGCCCCAAACTTGCGCATGATGGGCATGGCCGGAATAGGCCAGGGGGAATAGGGCATCGCAAGTCCTTAAAAACGGGAGGGCAGGGGGATCCCCCACCCTCTCGGTTACCATGTTGAAACTAGGTGCTTTCCAGTTCAGGTTCCTGGATACCGGTTTCATCCTCATCGTTGACGATGTAGTTCTTGATGCAGAGGCAGTCCCCTGGATCAAACGCCGTCGCCGGATCAGTGGTGTACAGAGTGAACCCGAAATTATGAAAGACAATCCCGGTGGAATCGTCATGGTGATCCAGGATCATCCCCGCGGTCGTATCCTTGTTTTCGATGATGTTATTGGATACCTGAGTATCCACCGACGCCGCCGCACTGCCCGCCGTGCCACTGATGGCTGCGGTAGTGAAATCGCCCCGGAACACACAGTGGTCGATCACAACACCGGGGCTAGTGTCAATGCGAATGCCGGTGTTGCATCCGGCGATGTTCTCCGCATTGAAGAAACACCCCAGCACCTCACAATAGTCGGCGGTATCCAGATCCAGCATGACCAGATGTTCCAGCCCTGTAGCATCCAGATCCCAGCGGCAGTTGACCAATTGATTGTAGGTACCGGTCACTTCAACCGCCGTGACCACCGCAGCGAGACTGTTCATAAAGATCAGGTTCTCGATACGCGCATAGTTGGCCGTCACCACCACTTTCGCGGCAGTGTTATCAAAGGTCAATTGCGGGCGATTGGGGCCGTTGCCGATTCCAATAATGCTGATACCGTCGATGTCGACCACAAGCGACGTGGCTGCCGTGATACTCTCGGAATGCCCTGGCCCCACAAGGATGACATCACCGCGGTCGGCCGTACACAACCCCACGGCGAGGTCAATCGTGGTTAGCGGCATGTCGGCGGAATTGTTGGTGGTGTTGCCTGCCGACGCGTTGGCATGACTGCTATTTACATAGTAGTATTTGCCAAACGGGTTAGCGGGAACAGCGCCCCCGCCAAAAACGGGAATTCCCCGCGAGGTGATCCCATGAGGAAAATCAGTTGCCATAATCGTCCTCCCTTAGCCTGTCCCGGCAGAGCCAACCACCCAGCGGAAGTTGCTCCAGCCGAATGAGAAGCGCGTGCGGGCCTTGTACTTGCGCATGTCTTTGTCGAAGTCGTCCTCCGCCATGAACTGCACGGGCACCCGGTCAAACCACTTCAGCCAGCGCTTGCTCATCACGCTGTCCACCACAAACCAGGCGGTTCCGCTGGTGATGTAGGGGGTCACGAGGTAGCGCATTTCGCCTTCGTGAATGTTGACCGCATTCTCCGCCGATTCCGGCGTGTACGGGGATTCCACCAGCTCGTGGGCGGTCTTGCGCAACCCGCGCCCCACCACCAGCAGGTCCGGTACCAGGTTGATCTCATTACCGCGATCGTCCTTCAGCGCCATCAACTGCACGATGGCATTTTCCAGCGCTTCGTGGCCCAAAGCGGCGGTCAGCAGGTTGTCTACGGCGGTCGCGTCCTCGTCGGAGCGTGGGTGGCTGTTGCTGCATAGGGCCACCGCGTCATATCCGGCGGTCGCGCCCGCGGTGAAAGCGTTGGGGAATATACTCATCGCCGACTTTTCCCGGAACCGGGCAAACGCCACCCCCAGGTCCTGCGGTTTCTGGAAAATCTGGTCGTACTGGAGGTCTTCCAGCATGTCTTGGGTGACCTGAAAACCCTTCACGTACTTCTTGTGCACATACTCCACCTCGAAGTCCGCCGGGGCGTCTTCGTACTCCACCTGCCCATCCCACACGGGCGGGTCGGAGAATGATCCGACCAGCAAATCGGTTTCTTTCGCTTTGCTGCTGGAGCGCACGTTGTAGAGCGCATCCATCTGGGTCGGCATCTGGTTGTACTTCTGGTAAAAGATCTCGGTCAAGACGGGATCGAGGTCCACCAATTGTCCAAAGTTCTCGCTTATCTGTGGCATCTCTTATCCCCTTATCAGTCCAGGAAATGTTCGCCAGGGGCGATCATGACCAGTGTCTCTTCGGTGGCTGTGCTGTCGGCCACCACAATCAGGTCGGCGTGACTCGTCGCGTCCACGGTGAGCGCGCCGGTGGCAATGTCCAGGGTCGCACCCATCACCCGGGCGTTGGCGTCCGTCACCGCGTACACCGCGTCCCGGTTGATAATTACCTTGATCGACTCTCCATCAGAGGTGTTGTCCACCTCTTCGATAACCGCCCCCACCAGTGCGGCGTCATCGGTCACGGCCAGGGTCAATTCGCCCGTTTCCAGATTGGTCAGACAGCCTTTGGTCAGGGTAATTCCGGTGTATATGGTCTGGTCCCGAATGGTCGGCGACCCACCACTCATGTTGTAGCGCCACTCAAAACCTGTGGGCATGATAATCCTCCTTGTCAATCCTCGTCAATCCATTGCACCTTGGGCGCTTTCCGGCGTGCCGCCAGCGCTTCCGGTGTGATGTTTTTGATCCCATGCTGTTCCAGCAGTTTGGCCCGTGCAACGTCTTCCGGCGTCACCGCCACCGACTTCGCACCCGGCGCAACCCCCCGCCCCCCATCCGCCGGGGGCGGAGTCGGGGCCGACAGGGTGTCACCATACTTGTCCAGCCAGCTCGCCAACTGGTCGGGCGGCAAGGCCAGCGCTTCGACCGCTTCCCTGGCAGGCAGGGGCAGGCGCTCGATCCGCCGCGTGTTGCTGTCCCGTATGATCGCTTCCAACGCTTCCGTGCGTTGGGCACGCGGTTCCAGTTCCGCGATTTTGGCCGCATGTTTGGTGACCAGTTCGCGCCAGTTGCCATCCTGCTGCAACTGCTCTGTCCGCTGCCGGTCCACGCCCTCTAACTTCGCCTCGGACTCTGCCAGTCGCGCTTGTAGGGCTTCAGCCCATTCGCGCCGCTCTTTATTTTCCTGGCGAAGATCACGCACATAGTCCTTTAGACCGGGGTCCAGTGTCTCCCAGTCCAAATCGGGGTAGGTGTTTTTAGGCATCACCGGCTTTTTGATATCCTGCGCGCCTTCAGGCTGGTCCATATCGTCCTGGGTTCCTTCAGGATGCTCAGGGATGGGTTGAGGATTATCATTGGACATTATTCAGATCTCCTTCGTAGTCAGCGCCCGTAGTATTGCGACGCCTGATTACCGAGTAGTCCCTTCAGGGACTGAGTGCCCACCATCGCCCCAAACACCGGGTCCTGGTGGGTGTGTACAAAATCGTCTAACGTGACCGCGCCGGCCTGGAGGGCATTGTACGCACCCGTACCCAGAATCCGCCGCTGTCGTGTTTCCGGTAAGGTCTCCAACCAATCGCGCCCGCGCCCGATCTGGAAATCGACCCCGATTGGCACCGGCACACCGACACACCGTCCGTTATGGTGGTCGTCTATACGCTGCCCGACCGGGTAACGTTCCCCCGACAGTACAATGCAGGCGATACAGGTCCGGTCGTCTTCTGCTGCCAAACGCACCTGATACTGCAACACGTCATGGTTCAAGCGCTGCGTTTCCGCCGCCGCCTCGCGGTACGATTGCAACTGCAAGGTGCGCATCAGGGTGTTGGCCTGATAGCGGGGCATGGTTTGGATCGTCCGGCGAATGGCGCGGGCGGTGGTCACCGGGTTTCGTCCCCGCGCCACGCCCAGAAGCGCCTGATTTTTCACCGTGGTCAAGACCGAGTCCGAGACCCCGCCCAACTCCGCCGCCCATTCGGGCATGTCGATGAAGTGAATGACCCGTTCCAAGACCCGCGGCGACGGACGGTTCCAGACCACCTGCAACCCCGCGCCCCAGGTCTGCCCGGCTACCGTTTCGGCCAGGGTGAGGGTCAACTCCGCACCCAGCAGCGCCGCCTCGGTTTGAATGCTTCCCGCCGCGCTGGCAATCAGCTGCTGGTTGCGCTGCATGGTCACTTCTACCCGCCGGAGCAACGCCAGAAAGACCGGGTTGTCCACGGTAAGCGGTGCCCCCACCGCCTGCAAGTGAGTGGCCTCCGCCAGAAAACGCTTCAGCATCTTCTGGAGCGGATCGCCTTTCAACTCCTGGTTAATGGCCGCCAACACCCGCCGGGCACTCGCCCGGTACCGGGCATCCAGCGCCCGGTTCACCAGTTCAATCAATGGGTGTTGAGACAAGCTGCCCTCCAATCAAAAACCACCTTGATAGGTGGTTCGGAGTACTGTAAATGCGTAGAGGAGATTACAACTTACCCCCGATCATTACGGGCACAATCTCCCCACTGGTTGCGCCGGACAGGGCCACACCAATTACCCGGTTCTCCGGTGATGCCGGCGCAACCAGTCCCGTAGTCTCTGCGTAAACGATATCGCCCGTGCAAAGTGGCGCGCCCGCTACAAAAGAGGCCGTTTTTATTTCACAGGTATGCCCCAGGAGAGCGGATCGGGGCATGGCTTCGGCTGGGATAGGTTCCGGCTTTACCATCCGTTGGATAACCGGTAGCCGTGCCGCGATAGGCATCAATCCCACGACCCCTAACCCCTTCAAGAACCCACGCCGACTGACTTTCTCTGACATAATACACCTCCTCACGTTCGCTAGGGGTCATTATACCAGACGTCCGGGAGTTATCCTATATCCGGGGCATCCTCGTCGTCCAGGTCTATGGTTATCATGTCCACTACATCGTCGGTCTTGCCCTTTTTCTTGCTGCTTTTCGGGACGGGGTCCTGCCGCAACCGAACGGTCATCTGCACGTCGGTTTCGTCCAGGTCATACCGGGGACCCTCGGCGTAGCCCTGCGCGTCCATCTCGGCATTCCATTCCCGAACCAGCGCCCGAAAACGCGCCTGGAAAAGTGCCGATAACGACTTAGACATGGGCCACCTCAGTGTAGAGGATGTTCATTTTCAGGTTGTCCGCTGCGTCGGCCACACCCAGAACGCAGACGAATTCGGTGCTGGCAATATCCTCTTCCGGGCATATTTTCCCCGCCGTCGCGCTGCACACATACACCGACCCCAACGCCAGGGTCGCGCCCAGGTCCACGTTGCCGCTCTTAATGATAATCCCCGGCTGCCCGTCACTGCCTGCGGTCAGGGCGATGCCTTCGCATTTGTTGGTGGCAATGGCCGACGCGTCACAGGCTTCATACATGCCATCCGTCGCCCGATACAGAGGCATCCCCTGGGTGATCGTTCCCCCAAGTGTCACCACTTCCGTTTTCGATCCGGCAACCGCCAGGACATTGGCTGCCGTTACTGTGATATCCGCCATGATGGTTCACTCCTTCTCAGGTTTTGATAATTGCCATATATTTAACACCAGCGAAGTCGGTATCCGGATCAAATCACCGGCCACCTCCTCCCCGATACTCATTGCCATTGCAACCGCGTCTGCATCGTTCTGAATAACATACCCGACTGTGTGAATATGACATGTATCCTGTAAAAACTCTTCCGTTTCCAGGCGGGAATGCCATCCCGCATGAGATGAGCTATCGACCCATTCCACACAGGCTATCGGTAATTCATGAGGCCACTCAATCATAAACAATCACCGTATGGCCGGTAACCCGGTCAGTTGACTCAACAGGTCCGCCTCATCGTCCATGCGCTGGTTCAACACCCGTTGGATATCCTTGCTATCCCAGCCCTGGACCGTGCCCACCAGCGTCAGCGCTTCACGGATGCCGATCAAGGGTTCCAGCAGGACCGCGCTTTCAAATACCTCTTTGGCGTTACGTGGTGAGGGGTCTTTCCAGGTCGGCACCCAATGCACGCCCGCTTCGCCCTTCCCGACCGGCGCGGGCACGCTCCCAAACACGGAATGCAGGCGGGCATGGTAGGCGGCCATCTCTTCGTACACCGCCCCGTTGCTGGATTGAAAATCTTGAATTTCCGCCGTCAGCCCGATCTCGCGTTGTTTTAGCGCCTCACCACTGGCATCGCTGCTCCCCATGTTTTCCGGTAACGGGGTCTTGCTGATTTTGCCAATCTCGTTGGCGATCAGGCTAATTTCATTGATGAATTCCCGTAGGCTGCCCACCTCCAACGTTTCAATCAGGGCACGCTTGCCGTCCGGCAGTTGGGTGTCGTCCACCAAAATAAACATCCCCGGCTCCACGTACGGGGGAGTGTCCGTGTTATAAGCCACTTTGATCTGGAAAGCCGACAGCAACCCACTGGCCACCATCGACAGGAAGGTGGTATTGAGCGCATCCTGCAACGGAATAATGTTCTTAAGCTTGCTCCGCCCAAACTGGCGCGACGTTTTGCTCTTGTTCTTAAAATGAAATACCGGCACCCCCAACGGCTGCTCCGCCTTATCAACCCAGGCATACGGCTCTTCCAGTAGTTGCAACCCGCTGTCGGTATGAACAAACCGGGCCAGGCTATCCGGGTAATAGATGTTGACGCGGGTCACCGTGTCGCCTCCCGACGGCTCCAACCATATCTTCACCGCCGCGGCTATCTCGTTGTAGGTGGTCGCATAGACCGGGATCATGCCCTGCTCGGTATCCCAGGCCGGTTCGTGCGACCAGTGGACCGCCCCGTGGTACGCGTCGAATTCCATCAAGACGAAAGTGTCCCCATCCACAATGGTGGCCTCGGTGACTTCCCCCTGTAACACGTTAAACCCACTGAGCGCCAGCATCGCTTCCAGCCAGGTATCGGCTTTCTCCGAATCGCTCTGGAACCCCTGGCAGACAATCCGGCTGGTGATGTAATCCACAATCAACTCGCAGTAGTTATCCGTGAACGCATCGTCACGGGACAACAGCGCCTTCATCTTGTCAGACATCACTAGGGTATGATCGCCTTCCTGATAGGCGCGGTACTGGGCGATTCGCGTTCCCCACTCAGTGATGGTCTCCCCCCAGGTGTCCAGCACCAGGTTCTTCCGGAGCAATTCCTCTTGAATCGACCCGACCACATCGCTGCCACTCATATGGTACGCACCACCCGCACGCTGGCCCGCTGGACCTGCCCCTCACGCGGCATGCTGTTGAGCAGGTATTTTAAGGCATCCATCGCATGGTCGTTGGCTTTCACCGGTTTGTCCTGTATCCCATATTCCCCATGTTCCGTCCAGCAGTACATCTCAAATTCCGCAAACGTGTTCGGGCAGCCCGTGGTAAACAGACAGCGAGGTCGGCCAGTAAAGGGTGAGATCGCCAGGTCGTGCTTTACCTGTTGGATACCGGCCATCACATCGGTCTGCGCCTTTACCGCCGCCAAACCCGCCTCACGAAATTGTTGGATGTTCTTGGGTTCGGACGGGTCGCAGTAAAAGGTCTCAATCCGCCACTCGCGCCGCATCTGCTCGGCAATCGCCACCCATTCATCCACTCGCAGTCCCCGCGCATAATGCTCGGCGACAATCACCACCTGCCCGTCATTATCGACCTGCCCCACCAGAATACAGCCGGGGTTGGCAAACCCCCAATCCACCCCCGCATAGGCGGTCACCAGATTGTGCGTTTTGGGCACACCGGTTACGTGGGTACTATACTCGAATTCCGGGTAGACCAGCCCCTGGTAGGCGACAAACTTGGCCTCCAGTTCCTGCGCTTTAAAGTCGCCGGTGTACTCGGTCTCCAGCAGATCGAAGTACGCGCCGTCCATGAACACGTTCTCCCGACTGACCGATTTCAGCATCCGGTGGCTATCGCTGTTGGTTTTGAACACCTGCCAGACCCAGTTGCGCCCCTTCGGCGTGGTGCCGATCCAGCCATAGCCCAATTGCCCGCCTTCCCGCAAACGTCCGATCATCACCTTGTACACCATGGAGCGGTACAACGCCGCTTCGTCGCCGAACCACCAAGTTAAGTTCGGGCCGCGCAGCAGTTCCGGCTTTTCACAGGACCGGCACAGAATCTCGCTGCCGTTATCCATACGTAGAATTCCGGCGTTTTCGTTTTCCCCTACGATGAAATCTGAAAATAGATTTTTGAAGGTTTCCACCACCGGGTCGCGCAGCACCTTATAGGTGGGCGCGGTAATCATGCCCTTATTCGGTACAGGGATGGGGTTGTTCCCCACCAAGCCATACGCGGCACGGAAGGCACGAATACAGCCGGCGTAGGTCTTGCCGCTGTTCACTCCCCCGATAAAAGCGGTTAATGTGGCTTCGGACGTGACAAACTCATGCTGCTTGGCATGGTAATCGCCCGTCGCGTTGGTGTAGGGCGCTGATGTCCCAAACAGTGCCACATTGATTTGGGCGGGGAAATCCTGATAAAATTGGTCAACTTCGGCGATCTCTTGCGGCGTCAAGTATGGCAGCAAGTTTCTCAATTCGCTCTTCGAAGGCAGAGCCAGTGACATCTATACGGTCCGTGGGTTTATTATCCGCCAGTTGGTGTAAACGAATGATCTCCTTCAATGCCGATTGCGCGTCATATAGTTTGACCTCGATGCGTTCCTGCCCGTCGGTAGCAATATGCTTGTAGGAATGGATGAGATGCATTTTACCGGATTGCCGCGCTTCCTCAAGATCGATATAACCGGCCTCATTAACGAAATCTTCCATAGTCCCCATCGCATGATCAGAGAGCCGTCGCAGCGCTTCGTTGGCACTGATGGTTTCTTCGGCCAACCGCTCGTCTATCGCTTGCCGGATGTTAGGTTTAGATAAGTTTTCAGCAGCGATAAACCGTGCGGTCTTTTCCGAGTATCCCGCAGCAATAGCCGCCCGTGTGGCATTGAAGCCGTTCTTAAAATATTCATCTATGAACGCTCGTTGCTTATCGGTGAATCCGTTAGCCATGCCGCCCTTGTTTTTCGTTTCGCACCGAAATTGAAACCAACACCCGCCAGCGCCACACGTCCCAGAGACTCCAGACGATAACGCGCCCGACGATGGACCGGGCGCTGGAGAGGTGTTATTGGTTTTTACACAGGCCCCGGGTGCTAGGAACCCACTCGCAAAGGAGCTGCCGTCTATCCGACGACCTAGCAGTGATCCCGCGCTTGCCTATTGGTGCCCCCGCCCGGAATCGAACCGGTGATTTGGGATACCCTAATGCTTATGATTAAGTCGTGCCACCAGACACGTTGCGGAGGCGAAGCCCCGGTATGGAGGGGAGGGGGCTATATGCGTAGCGACCTCCACCGGGGCGGTCAACAAAAAACGCCGGTGCGATTTACACCCGCGTTCGTATTAAGTATAGCATATTTATGCTAAATCCATTCTAAATTCAGTCAGGACCTTCGTGAAAGCCTTTTTTTGTCCCTAACGCGCCGGACTGTTTCACAGCGGCAGTCCCGACATTTATCGCGCCGAAACGTACCCCGCTCCACACTCTGATAATGCCAGTATTCTTTGGTGAGGGGATAAGCATTCAGACACACCGGGCACAATTCCCAATTGTCGGGCATCCATCGTTTAATCGGTGGGCGGGTTGTGTGATAGGTCACCAACCGACTGTCAGATTTGGCCATTAAAAACCCTGAGAGGTTCCACTTGCAGGCGCTCCATTCCGTGAGGGGCGTTAAATGGTATTCGGGAGGGGGTTCAAAAATCGAGCGGAAAGATCCGGGGGAAGGGCGATATTCCGTCCAGACGGAATTGTTCCGGGCCGCAACCAACACCCGTTGGAACTCGTTTACGGCGGGCGGCTGTTCAGGCATAGTGGCCGCTCATTGAAACCACTGCCGGGCCGGGGGTGGGATCGGGCACCGATTCACCATACTCCAACAGCACACCGATCACCTCAATGGATGCCCAGACCAAATCGCGGACCGCCTCTTCCCGCGTATCCCCACAACCATGACACCCATTGAGGTCTGGGTAACTGGCGATCCAGCGGTAGGCATCGGCTCCATTTGTTAAATCTTCCTCGATCAGTTCAATCCGGTAACCCCGCGCCGCCAGATCCAGTGCCCGGTCCAGATGTTCCGGTTTTGCCCACATGTCACACGCCTCCATTATCCCATCGTTATCCCAAATATTATCCCACATATATCCCAAACCGGCAAGCACATTAATGTTAGATTAGAATGCCCAAGGGAAGTGACTAATGGGTTGACAATCAGGCTACACTATGCTATGATATAGACAAGTAAGGATAACACACGCTAGGAGACAGAAATGAACAAGTTCCAGATCGGAGACACAATCGAAATCGAGGGCACAGAATACATCATAGTTGATAAAATAGCTCCCTCATCTGAAATTATCGCAAAAGTTATGCAAGACGTTTTGATAATCAAACGCCCCAATGGCCAGAAACTATACGGGGCATCAGTAGGGAAATTCGGTATACCTTTCAATGTTCGCACAGCTAACGAATATCATCAGATTTAAAATCCCCCAGCCCGGCACACCGCCGGGATTAGGGGGTAAATGACGGAAGCATCGAGCACAAGGA